AACTCGTTTTTAATGAATTTTTTTAAATTGTGACTATCTGCACTTTTTATGTGACCTAGCCAAGATGCTAAAAACTTACATAGTTTTTCATTATCATTATATCTTTTATATCTTTTTATTTTTCTTTTTGCTCTTACAACACTATCTTTTCTTATAAGTTTATATCCTGCTGTAACTCTATATCCTAAAAAATTTAATGGTGTAGCCATACTTTCAACAAACCATTTGCTAAATTTTAACTTCATAAATAATTTTGCAAATATTCTTAACTTTTTTTGAATAATAAATAATTCTTTTTTACTATGTCCTAGAATTACTGTATCATCCATGTATCTAAATAATACTTTGCTTTTATTTTTGTTTTTATAAACCTATCAAATATATTTCCATATATATTTGCAAATAATTGAGATAATAAATTTCCTATTGGTATTCCTGGACCCGTACAACCATCAAAATCTTTTAAAACTTTTATTATTTGCTTATCTGATATTTTCTTTTCTATCTCTTTGAATAAAATTGATTTATCTATTGAATGAAAATATTTTGAAAAATCCATTTTTAAATAAAAAACTTTTCCTACTTTTTCCATTTTTCTAATTGATGATTGAACATCTTTTACACCTTTATGCACACCTTTATTTGGTCTGCATGCATAACTTCCAAAATAAAATACACTTTCAAAAATTGGTTGTAAAATATTATTTAAACAATGTTGTACAACTCTATCCTTAAAAGGTAATGCACTTATCGCTCTTTCTTTTGGCTCATAAACTTTAAATGTGTGATAATTGCCTCTTTTGTAAGTTCCATTAATTAAAGATTGTTGCAATAAATATAAATTTGCTTCAATATTTTCTTTAAATCTTAAATGTGAAATTGTATATCTATTTCCACCTTTTACTGCTTTACTATATGCTAATCTAATATTATTAATATTAACAACTTTTTCAAATAAATTTTTATATTTTTTGCCCATTAAACTTTCTTTTTGTATTGTCTTATATTTTCATTTTTCAATTACTCATATTTTTACAAATCTCTAAATGTATTCGCTTACGCAGGGTAAATAATCTGACCATATTAAAAAGTCGCACCAATAATGCCTTGACAAATATTGAGTGCAAAAACTATCCTCACAGGCGAAACGGCAACCAATATTCCAATTCGTATTCCAAACATAATTGTTCCAATTCGAGGCACGCGACCCCGCATTCACACCATTGTCACGGTTACCGCCCAATATCACCGCTTTATTATTTACCCTAAATTTTATTTATTTAACCAACTATATAAAATCTTTCCTACTTCCGCAATTTTTATTGATGCAACTTGATGTTGATGTTGTGATATTAATTTTCTATTTTTATCTGCTAAAAATCTTAAATAATATCTTATTATTGCCAAATTTGCATCTGCTTCATAGAGTCTTGATTTTTGATTTGATTTAATTGCTTTATAAAATAATTCAATCTGTTCAAATATACTATTGATTGTTTTTTGTTTTAATATCCCGTGTTTTCTTGCAATATTTTGCAACACAGGATACACATAATTTACAAACTCATCATATTTTTCTATGATAATTAACTTATCAACTCCGTTCATTAAGTTCGCTTTCGCTCACTTATGCAAGTTGCAGGTGGTCACAGGCGAAACGGCAACCAACAGACCAATTCGTATCCCAAACACAACTGTACCAAAACGAGGCACGCGACCCCGCATACACACCACTGTCACGGTGACCGCCCAATACCACCGCATTTGGTGAATTTCCTATTGAGTAGATTTGACCTCTGCCCTCTGCATTATTTTGCCATGCAAACGTTCCTGCTGTATCACCAATTAAATCATTTCCCCAAATACATTGTGTACCTGTTGCCTGCTCAATCCCATATTTTGATGTAAGATTTGCATAATGTTGTATTGTTGCTCCACCACCATCTTGTGTGCTTGCATCAACTCCCTCTTGTACACCATAAGCAATTGTTTGAAACTCTGAATAATGTATTAATTGTTTTCCGTGTGACTTTGCAATCTCACACGCGTGAAACCATTTAAAACTTCCATAAGTCAATGTATTATCACCGCCATATTGTAATGGTATTTTTGGATATAATCTTCCATTTGTTAATGCACCACCTGCAATTTTTAATCCTGCTTTTGAAGTTCCATTTGTGATATGTTCGCTATTTAATAAATAAATATCATACCATCTATTCCCAACAAATACCATCCCTTTTGTAGAGGCAACGGGTCTAAATTTTAAATCCCAAAGTGAATATTCATTTATTCCCCTAATTTTTGTCATATCTGTTTCAGTTTTATTACCGCTTGTTGCCTCTGCTTCACCTGTTAAACCATAGTGAAATCCACCAATTAATCTATCACCTGTTATTCCACCATTTGCACTGATATAAAAAGTACCATTTGTTCTTGCATATACATAATAATCTGTTCCACCTGTTTTTATACCTGCGTCCAAATCACTATTTAAACTTAATGTATAATCACTTGCAAGTGTGATTGTATTTTCACCAACAATTAAACTTGTACCTGTTGGTATTTTAATTGATGCAGGGCTTGCCTTAACAAATAATGGAATTGAATTATTTGGCTTTACAAATCCTTGACTAAATACACCTGTTGTTCCTGCACCTGCTGTGTAAGTTTTTAAAATATCAAATCTATCATTTGTAGTTGAATATTTAACCGTGTAAACTATATCTGTTTTTAAAAATCCTGCTGTAAGTGCTACGCCATTATAAAATAAATTTTTTGGTGTTAAATTTTTTATTTTTAATGTTGTTGCACCTGTGTTTTGAATTGCAGGCATAAAAGATAACATCATTCCATCAAATAATGTTTCAATTTCTTGTGTTGTTGCACTTCTTGTTAATTCAATAGTGTTTAAACTTCCCATATCGTAATAAAAGTTAGCTTTTGATGCAATATCAACTGCTTTAATCATTTGCTGATTGTCTGCCTCTGATAATCCCATAAATGCTGAAACTACATTTTTATTTTCTTTAAAAATCGAGTTGTATTCATCTGCTACAACTACACCTGCACTTGTATTGTCATTGTCAATCTTAGTGTTAAAATCTCTCATCTTATAATCCTTTTACACATATTTCTGTTTGTTCGCATTGTTCCTGCTCCTTATAAACTATTTTAGTTTCAATTATATTTCCAAGTGTGTGTGGCACACTATGTGGCAATATATCTTTTATTGTTGTTACTTGTATTTCATAATCCCCCTCTAAATATAATATTTTTGTGTGTGCAGGCTTTATTTTATCAAAAATCTTTTTTAATTTTTCTAGTTTTAAACCAACACCAATTTTATGTGGAATGCTGTGTGGTAATATATCTGTGTCTTGCTGAAAAAATGTAATTACTAAAATATTATTAGTATTTCCAAAATCACTATAAAGTTTATGTGGAATTTGATTTGGTATTCTCGAATTTCTAAAATAATCAACACCATTTTTAATGTTTATACACACTCCATACATTTGTGCAATTTTTTTAAAATGCCATGGTGTATTTCCCCACATAAGATATTTTAATACTTTTATGTCTGCTTGATGTTCTTTATCTGTTGCTTGATAAAAAATTTCATTTGGTATTAAATAATCTTTTTTAAAATGTTCAATAAAAAATGTGCTTTCACATATAAACAATCCTTTAAAATAAATATTATATGTATCAACCAACCATTCAAAACCGCTTGCAATCCATTTAATTAATTTATTAAAATTTGTGCCTTGCATTCTTGCCTGTTTTAAAATTCTACCTTTTGGTAGATAATTTAAAAATATTTTTTCTTGATTTTCTCTATTGAAAAATAACATTGCTTAATTTCCAAAATTTATAATTTTCTGCTGTTTTCCATCCACTAATCAAAGTAAAACTTTCAACTGTTTCTGCTCCATTTGTTGTTTTGTAAATAATTGCTTCAAGATTTGATTGTGTTATATTTTTCTCAAACAGATCCGCATCAAAAAAGTATTGTATATTTTTTTTAACTTCATTTTTTAATCCATCACTTCCAGGTGATAAATCTTTAATTACAACATCAACATTTTCAACAATTGCATTTGTTACTGTTATTGCTGTATTTGAAAAATTTGCAGGTGCAATTGATAATGTGTATTTTGTAATTTGTTCCATTTCATAAGCTGTTAAACCATAGGAATTGTTTAATGCAACAATTTTTATTTCACCATCTTCAATTGTTATATCATCATCATTATTTTTTACCCAAAAATATTTTAAACTAGCAATTTTTGACATATTTACATATTTTATATTTGGCTTGCTAAATGGTGCTTGTGGATTTGATAAAAACTCTCTTACTCTTACTCTGTAATCTTCCACATCTTCATCATCTTTTCCACCATCAATTTGTAAAACTCCAAGTTCTGTATTAACTCCTGTAATTGTAGTTTTTAGTTTTAATACATCATTTAAACTTCTATTGCTTTTAATTCCTGCATCATTTGCAATCACATTTGCAACTGCTCTATAAACAATTAATACAACCGTGTCACCATTTAATAAATTTCCACTTTCAAATTGTATATTTGCATCATCAATTACAGTAATTTGTTTTGATGCTCCATTTATTAATACTGTTGTGTTTGTTAGCTGATTTGCTACATTTAAAAATGCAATTCCATCATTAACAATTATTGTTCCTGTAAGTGTTAATTTTGTAATTACTGCATCACTTATTGTTTTATATACATTGTTATCATCTTTTATTTCACTACCTGTGGGAATAACACCATTTTCTGCACCATAAAATATAACAACTCCTGTTGCTACTTCCGCAGGATATGGTGGTAACATTGTGCTTGCATTCAAGTATAAATAATCTTTATCTGCTGTTGTAATAAAAGCATTTTTTTCAATAAATTTTAATTTATCTGCAACCTCTTTTAATCTACTTGCAAAACCTGCACCCATTACACTAACTAAGCCTTTATAAACAAATCCTGTTATAAATTCAAAATCTGTTTTTAACTTTTTAAATATATCTTCCATACACTCCCTTTAAATTGCAAATTTTCTATCAACAACTAATTTTTTGCTGTCATAAGCTTTTATATTTAGTGTTAAAATATTATCAATAATTAATGCATTTGTTTCAATTCTTTTATATAATCCATCTAACACCAAAGCATCTGCAATTTCTTTTGCTGTTTCATTGATATTATTTACAGTTTCGTTTGTTAATCTTTTTTGGTCATATTGCCAAATTTCACTCATTTGTATATTTAACCAATATCCTCTTTGTTTTTTTACTCTTGCATCTGTAAAAAAAGATTGCAACATTGTAGTTTCGCCATCAATTTGTGTTCCTATAATTCCATCTTCTATTTTTAAATCTAAATTATCAGTTAGTGAAAAATCCATTTTTTACCCTTAATTATTTGGTGGAGTTGTTGTTGCTCCTGCTCCAAAATCATCACCTGCATTTTGTTGATGCGTGTGTTTATCATCAATTGATATACCATTACTTTTAATACTTCCGCCTGCAAAATTTGAATTTTGTGAATTTATTTCTAAATTTTTTGTGTTTATTATAAACTCATCAACATTGTGTATTATTTTTTTTGTTTTCACTTCAATTGTACCATCTTTAAAATGAAAATGTATAAAACTTTTATCATCTGTTACATATACATCCCCATCTTCTAATTCAATATCTTTTTGTAAAGCCATAACAACATCTTGATTTGCACCGCCTGCAAGATTAATTATTACCGCTTTTTCACTTTTTGGCTTAGAATATAAACCTTTTGGGCTTATAAATCTGTTTTGTGTAGTTCCACCAATGCTTATTGTTTCAGTTAAAAAACTTTTAATCATTCTTGTAATTGTTGCCATTCTAATCATTTAAAACCTTTTCAAATACTGCTATTGTTTCTTTTACATTTTCCCTAATTATATTCATTAATGATTTACAATTCATTTGCTCATTTATTCCAAGTTGTGTATCTTTTATAAAATATTGTGTGTTTACATCAATTTCAACTGTGTTTATTGTTGCTGTGTAAGTGTATGATTTTCTAACATCTTTTTTATATTCAATTTTTGATATTTTTTCACATTCTTGTGATGTTAAACAATTTTGTAAAACTTTTGTTTTAATAAATTTCCCTTGACCATAAACACCTTTTATAAATACATCTTGTGTTTGTTCTGCTAAATAATTGCTTTGTGCTACTGTTATATATTGGTCAAATACTTTTGTTGTATCTTGTATAAATTTTCTTTTTACAATATTTGTTCCAAATTCTAAAATTGTGTTGCTTTTATCGTTTGCCTCAAATTCAATTAGTAAATTTCCAATTGCATCACTTGTTATTATTTTTCCAACACTATTTGCAATTTCTAAAAAAGCATCAATTATCTTATTTCCAATTAATATTGTTTTCATATCCTGTTTTGGCATTTCTGCATCACCTACAACCTCTAATCCAAACCTTGATGCAATTTCGCTCAATACTGTATTTATTTTTTGACCTTGTGAAAATTGTGTTGTTTTGTCTGCATAACAATCAACAATATATTTTGCTTTGTTTCTTCCCGCATAAACAAATTCGCTTATTTTATCATCCAAATTTGCTTCAATATATTCAACTTCACCTTTTATTACTAACTTTCCAAAATCATTGTAAATTTCAATTACATCATCAACAAATAAATTTTGCTTTTCTGCTTTTTCAACAAGTGTAAATTGTCTTGCTATGCTCCCAATATCTTCAAATGTTTCAATCTCATTAAATTTCTTTTCAATTCCATTAACTAGCACTTTCATTTTCGTACACCTTTACATTTCCAATAATATCATCATTATCTGCAAAATTATTAAGCATTCTTAATTCTTCATAGTTATCTAAATTTCCATATAAATCAAAAACAATTTGTGCTAATGGCTTGCTGTCTTTTATTTTATAATCAATTAATTTTTGAATTGTTTTTTGATTTGAATATGCTTTTATTATTTGTTGTGCATTTACTATTTTTTCATAACTTAAATTTGTAAATTCTAATCTTTTAATACATATTTCAACCTGGTAATCAAATTCTTGTTGGCTTGAATATTCTTTTGTTAGTATTTGTTTCATTTCACTAATTGCTGTTGTTAGATTTAGCAACTGATTTGCTCCAAAATCTTTTTTTACTTTTTCAAATTCAAATTGTGATAAATAAGTTGCCTCATTTAAATTTCTAACAACAACACCTTTTTTTGTTTTTGTTTCAAAAATATTTAAAGGCTTGAATGTTTTTGTATTTGTAGTTTTTTTTATTAGATTTGCAAAATCGTTTGGTAATGCAATAATTAATTTTAAAGTTTCACCAATTCTTTTTCCTCTGTTTACTCTTGCCATAACTCCATTGTATATATCAAATACAAATGTTTCTGCATCCAATATTTTTTGTAAACCATCTTCAACCATTTGTAAAGCATCATCAATAAATCTTACACCTGTATCAAATGCATTCATAAATTCATCAATAATTGTTGTTGCTGTTGTTTCAATTGTTTCTGCAAATGTTAATGCCTCTTTTACAAGTTCTATTTCAAAATCATCAACTACATTGTTTAATAATGCCTCTGCATCTGTTGATGGTATTTTTTCAATATCTTGTACTGTTCCCCTAATATTGAAAATTGTTTTAGTAATGTGTTTATCGCTATTTATTACTTCTAAATCATCAATATATACTTTTATTTTTCCGAAAAATTTATCTGTTATTGTGCAATATCTTATATTATATAAAATATCAAATAGTCTGCTTGTTTCTGCTTTGTTAAATGTATATGCTTCAATATTAAACTTTTTTGCACCTGCTCCAAGGTCAATTGATACATTTTCCCCGCCCTCATCTGCTTCTAGTGGATTTCCACCTTTTTTTGATGGCTTTTTACTTTCACACTTTTTATGCCTTATTGATACTTTACTTTCACCAACTTGTACAATCTGAATATCATCAATTTTTGATACTAATAGATTTATCATATTTAAACTCCATTACTAGCTGTATTTAATTTTACACGCCCGCCTGTTGATTGTGCATTTTGTTCTGTAATTGTTCCACCCTCTGCTTTTATATTTACATCAACAATTGTGTGGTTTTTGTTTACATTATCAATTTGAACATCATTTGATTGTGTTGTTGCTTTTGTTTCGTTTTCATTTCCTAAACCAAAAAAGCCTTTTGTATCTTCCCATGCTCCACTTACTTTTGTTTCAACTGTGTTTGCAATATCTTTTACTTTGTTTTTTGCTTCATTGTATATTTCAAATTTATTTAAAAATTTATCTATTAAATCAATAACAAATTGTATTGGTCCAATTAAAATTTCAAATGCTGTTTTAATTCCATTTATTGCACCATCAATAATATTTAAAGATGATACAAATGTCATAAATTTATTCCATAGATTTGCAACTGCATTTGTTATATCATTAATAGATGGTAAAAAATTAATAAATGCATCCCATAGTTCACTAACTGCATTTGTTATATCATTCCAATAATAAATTAATGCTCCAATTATTGCAATTAATGCAACTATTCCCAACACTACCCATGTAACAGGATTTGCCCATAAAGCTGTATTAAATAACCAAGTTGCCATTGTTACAACTTTTGCAATTGTTGCATATATTTTAAAAGCAATTAAAATAGGCATAATACTTGCTTGAATTAATAAAAATCCTGCTGTTAATGCAATGCTTACTGCTAAAATTTTACCAATAGTTATAATTAAATCTTTATTTTCGCCTGCCCAATTAGATATTCTATCAATTAGCGGTGCAATATATGTAATTATTTCATTTATATTTGGCAATAAAGCATCACCAATTTTTATTGCTAATCTTTCAACACCATTTTGCATTAATCTTAATTTATTTGCTGTTGTGTTGCTTACATTTTCAAATTCTCTTTGCATACTTCCAAGTGTTTTTTCCGATAATGCATTATCAAGTGATGCTTTTAATAAGTCTGTTTGATTGATTAATTTTTCAAACATTCTTGACCCTTCACCTCTACCAAACAAATCTTCAATAGCATTTGTTCTTGCGACACCCTCTAATTTTTTAAATTTATTTGCAACCTCTATAAGTCCATAACCACCTTTTTCTTTAAGTATTTTTAAACCTTGCTCTGTTCCTCTAATACCATTTAAAATATCATTTAATGCTGTTGCACCCACTTCACTACTTACCGACATTTGGTCTGCAAATGCTGATAATCCTGCAATTGTTCCAACATTAAATTTAAGTGTACCCATCACACCTGCTGTTCTTTTTGTAATATCAATAATATTTTTTGCATCTGCACTTGTACTATCTGCTAATGCATTAACAATATCACCATATTGTCTTAATTGTGAAATTTCATAACCTAGCATTGCACCAATTTTTCCAAATGCTTCGCCTGCAACATCTGCGGGCATTTCAAACGCTGTTGATGCTTTTGCAACTACATCAACATATTCTTTTATTTGGTCAATTGGTACTCCTAGTTTTCCACCTGCCTCTGCTATTTGCATCAATTCAACTGCTGTTTTTGGAATAACACTTGTCATATCAATTAATTCTGTTTTTAATTGTGCCATTTGTTCTTTTGACCCATCTAAAACTTTTGTTATTCCTGCAAATGCACTTTCAATTTCAATTGCTTTTTTTATAGGCATTCCAAGAAGTGCAACATTTGAAGCTAAACTGGCAAATGATAAGCCAATATCAACTGGTTTTTTTGATAAATCCTTTATTTTATTGTGTACTTGATTTAATCTTCCCATTGCTTGTTGATGTGCTACTTTTACATTTACAACTGTATTTTGTGCTTTTTTCTTTAATCCATCAACCTTGTTGTTTATTTTATCAACAATGTTGCTTATTTTGTCAATAGCTTCAAATTTTACACTATAATCAAATGCCATTCTAACCCTTTGTGTTTGCTTTTTTTGCTTGCTCTTTGCTAAGTTTTAAAACCATTTTATGCAATTCTACAAAGTCCAATATGTCTATTTCGTTCAATAAATAGTTATATTGCACACTCCCATTCATGAAGTATGCAATATCAAATGCTATTTTATCGTACCGTTCATACGCTTTGTAATTTTTGGTAACAAAAAACTTTTTATTACCTCCTCATACAATCCCTCTAAATCTTCAATTGTCATATCTTCTTGTAAAGTATCATCTAATTTTTTACCATCAATTGTTGCAAATGATTTTAATGCTCCCATTACTTCTTGAAATAAAAATGCTGATTGACCCGTCATTTCAAGTGCATCAAATAATTCATCTGTTGTTACAACTTTATCATCTGATTTTTCTTTTTGCTCTGCTGTTATATTTCTATTTTTTCCCTGCTCTGCAAATATTTTAAAAATCTCATCTTGTAATCTTCTAATTACTTGAAGTCCTTTTTTGCCTGTAAAACTTACAATGATTGTATCTTGTATCTCGTATTCACCTTTTTCTTTGCTATATACTTGTAGCGGTTTTTTTAATGTGTATTCCATAAATTTGCCCTTTTAGTTTTATTATTACAAGGCTTTTTGGTTATAAGCCTTGCTTGTATTAAGATTATAACATCTTAACTGTTAAATTCCTTGACCACCTGTAAATGTCACTTCAATTTCTGCTGAAAAATCAATTTCAATATCTTCCATTATGCTCATATTATTAAAAGTTTTTGTAAATCCTGTTCTACTATCAACCATTCTGATTGCATTTTTTCCAATATTATCTTGCCAATTTTCTAGCATTTCAATATTTTCTGCTGTTGGTTGTATTTTAATTACAACTTCACCTGTTGCCTCTGAATAATCAACATTTTCATACACTAAAACTTTATCACCAATTGTTGCTGTTTTTACATCAACTTTTGGTACACCTCTTTTATATTTTGGCTTATCAACAACTGCAACTGTTTGACCATTTACAACAACTGTGTTTGCGTTTACTAATTCCATCTATCAACTCCTATTTAATTAAATTCATATCCAATTGCTACAACACCATTTAAACCTCTAAATTGTGAAACAATTGGTGTTGGTGCATAAACTGCATAAATACCGCTTGCAACATCCAAAGTAACTGTTAAATTCTTTTTAAAAGATTTTATTGCATCTGCTCCACCTTGTGCAAGTGCCATTGCAACCATATCCTCATATAAACCAACAATATATGCTTTTACACTTACAGTATTTGTCATTGCAACACCTGATACTAAATCACCGCCCGTTGCTCTTGTTTGCCCAAATTCTTTTTTTGTGTTAGAAAATAAATACTCTTGAATTGCCATTGATGTATCAATTGCATTTAAATATTTAAATGTATTATCTTCAATTCCTGTGTTATCAAATTTATATAATGTTACAACTGTACCCAATACAACACCAATTGTTGCAGGCACAAATAAACTCAATCCTGCATCATTTAAATCTTGTATTTGCTCAATGATTATTTCATTTTTTGGTTGGTCATAACTCATTGGTGTATTATGGTATGGCAATGATGATTTATTAATTCCACCAAATGCCTCTTGTGCCTCTAAAACAATATCACCTAAAACTGCACCATCTGTAAGTCTTAATGCTCTTTTTGCTCCAAACTCTGCACTTGCTAATAATGGAATTAGATTAAATTTCATTTCATCAAGATTTCCAAAACAAACCATTGTTTTTGAATTTTTAGAATTTGCAAATGTTTTTAATGCTGTGTAATTTCCATTTTTTACAGTAATACCAACGCCACCTTTTACTGTGTTTGTCATATTTACTCTATTTTCCAAAAATTCCTCTACTGCATCAAAACTCATTGCACTATCAAAAATTACTGTATGGTATCTTTTTGTAAGTGTGTCAAAAATTCCATCTGCATCATAAGCACCTGCACCACCTGTAAATTCTTGTGCTGTAAAAGTTAATCCTAAAACCCTTGTGTTTATTTTTACAATAAGTCCATTTGCAACTTCACCTGCAATTTTAAAATTAATTAAAACAAGTGATGTATCACCTGCATCAATTGATGCTATAAATGGATAATTAACTTTTGCATTAATCGCATTCATAATTTTAATTGCAATTTGACCTGCTGTTTCATCTTTAATTATTGTTGCATTAAATTCAAAATCATCATCGCCAACTTTAAAGTTTAAAGTTTTATTTTCGCCTGCTGTTCCTGTAACTTTAATCCCACCTTGTGCTTTTGTTGCTCCCGCAGGCTCTGCAAGTGGAATAATATCAATTTCAGTAACTTTATTAAATTTCTTAATTCTATTAAAAGCCATTGTTGCCATACTTCCTGCACCACAAAGTGTTAAAATCTCTGTTTGCTGTACATCTTCCAATAATTCTTTCGCAACTGCTTCACCTGCTGATTGTGCAATAAGTAAAATTTTGTGTTCAACAAAACCTGCTTTGCTTTCACCTGCTTTAATTTGCCAATTAATAATTGGTGCTTGTAAATCGCTCATGTTTATCCTTTTTTAATTAGTTTCTACATCTATAAGTGTAACTTCAAAATGTTTAACTCTATCTTTTATTACATCATTTATTTTCATATCTTCTAAATATGAAAAAACCATATCAACACAATAAAACTTGTCTGCATAAAACCGATCGCGTACGCTTTCAAATTTAATCAATGTTGTTGCATCATTTTCTGTGTAAATTACACTATTTGTAATAATTTTATCAATAATACTACAATCTCCAAGTGCTTTAAGTTCATTTGCATCAATTTTATAAATTACACCAATTTTATATTTATAAATTTGTGTGTTATCTTGACTTATATTGTACTTATAACCCTCTTGTGTATTTGTTGTTGCATCCCAATACACAATAATTGAATTTTGTATCTTTTTATCTAAAATCATTTCAAGTGCTATTTCTCTTTTAATTGCTGTGCCAACATTTACTTTATGCACAATAACATTGTGTATGTTTTCTGTGTTACCAAAAAAGCATTGTGTAGTAGCAACACCATTTATAAAATCATGCAAATCATTTAAACAATTCTTTGTTGCTATTCCATCAACTCCACCGCTTAATACATATTCACCATTTAAACCATCTATTGTTACCAAATTGTTTTTTGTTACACAACTTTTACTGATTGTTTGTGTATCAAATAAAGTTGTATATTGTGCAACATTTGCCATAATTTTTTGTGTAATAAAATCAAACATTTTTTAAACCTTTTTAAATCTTATATTTTCTTTTACCGCTTTCATTACAACCCTATCAATTGATGATTTTTTATCTAAAATTGTTTTAGTGTAATTTGGTCTTGCATCCATTTTTTGTGTACCTTTTTCAAGATATTTTGCATAATTTATTTTTTCATTTCCTGCACCAAATTCAAGTATATTTGCATCAACTTCATATCTAATACTTTTATTTAATTCACCGCTTAAATTGTTTGGGCTATCACCTGCTTTTGATGCAATGTGAATTTTACCGCCTATAATATAAACTCTACCATTTGATATTTCATCCATATTTTCTTTTGATTGTTTTACTAATATATCACCAACTTCTGATAATACACTTTTTGCAAAACTTTCAAAATCAAATTCAATCATCAAAGCACCTCTATACAGTATATTGCTAATAATTTATTATTTTCATTTATATTTTCAATTGCTAAAACTTCAAAACTTCTTTCGCCCCATTGAATTAAATCACTCATCATTACACCATTAATAAATTTTAATGTAAAAATATGTGTTGTTGTTTTTCCACCATGAAATGAATAATTTAAATAATCAAGTGGCTTAATAGTTTTTAATCTTGCTTTTGCTTCAATTGGTGATGCTTCAACTGCATTTGGCAAATTACAACCTTGCATGCTCAATGATTGATTTTTGATTGTTATTTCTTTTGTAAAATCATCTTTATAGCACAAACTTTCACAATATGAAACATTGCCACTTGTGTAAACTGGTTTTGTTTCTAATATCTCAAAATTATCACTTTTTAATACTAATTTATCATCAAGTGTTAATTTCTCTTTTGTGTGTATAACTTCAACTTCAAACGATGTATAAACTTCTTGTTTTCTTAGATAATATGTTTTTTTGCTTTCTTCAAAATATGCTTTTGTGTCAATTCCATTGAGTTTTATTTTTTCCCCATATTTAGAAATTAACCTAAAATTATTCATATTCAATTCCTGCAACTGCAATTGTTGTTGCTCTTAATGGTTTTAAAAAAACTAGTACATCATCATCAATTTCCATTTTTGTAAAATATTCCGTTGTATGCTTTGCAATTGTTTCGCTTTTGATGTTTTTAAATATATCATCATTGCTTATTTTCATTGCTGTTAATGCTGTTGCTAATTTGATATTATTGGGCAATATCATATCACCATTTCGCGGATAATTTAACAATTGATTACTTGATGTTTTTGTTCCTTTGTATGTTATTGCACCATCTACTGCATAACTAGCTTGAATTAACAACATTTGTCTAATATCATTTGTTGCATTATTCCAATTTTCACTATTTGTTTGTTTTAGTATAATTGCATCTGCATCCAATACACTCAAATAACTATTTGCTATTTCATAATCTGTTTCAGTAAATGGAATAAATATCATCTTTTCTCTTTTTAGTTAAAATGCATTGCACATTCATCTGCTGTTGCAAATGATTTTTTATAATTATCTTTGCTTGAATACCATTTGCTACCTATCATTTTAATGCCTGCATAATTTAATCTTTTTGGCTTTTCGATAATAGTTTCATCACCTGTGTTGCTTTCATCAACTTTTTTTTCATCTTCATTGTTTGATTTTAAATCATCATTATTTACATTTTTTGTTTCATTTTGATTTGATTTATCATCACCTGTGTTGTTTTCAAGTTCATCAACAATCGTTCTTAAGTTTTTATACTCTGTTGTTGAATGCGTTGCATCTTCTAATATTTCAAGTTCATCAATTGCTTTTCTTAGATTTTCATTTTCGTTTGCCTCTAACAATGCTTTTGCTGTAACTAATAATGCTAATACTATTTTTGCTTTTGCCATTTTTAAATCCTTTTTATTTATTTATACACAGTTATTTAAAACTGTGTATTTTTATTAAAGTGCAATCCATAAAATTGTAATTGGTGACAATTTTACATCAACTGCAAGGTCATATAATCCACCACCTTGTAACTCTGCAAGTGTTAATCCTGATTTGCTTGCATAATTTGTACCAAGTACACCGATAAATGTAAATCCTAATGGATGTAATATAAATAATTTCTTAGTTCCAAAATCTTCACTTCCTGCACCATTTCCTGCTTTACTATCTTCGTTATACATTAATGGTTTTTCAATGTTTTCTTTTTCTGCCCATGCAAATGCATTTTCATCAATTAATGCAATTTTTCCATCTGGCATTACATCATCAATCACAACTTTTACATAACCATTATAAACCCATCCTGTTGGCTTACCTTGCACTGTTGTTTCAACACCATTAACAACTTGAATAATTGGTGTTCCAAATGTTTGTGTAAAGCTTGCAGGTGCTTTTTTCTTACAAGATGCGAATGTTTTAGAGTTCATTTGCATAGAGTAAAGCCCTTGCATTCCCAAATCACCTTTTAATAACATTGTATCAATAACAAGGTTATCTGTAAATGTAGCTGTTCCATTTCCATTTACTAATTCCGTAACTGTTGATGCAATTCCTGTAATAGTTGATGCAATTATTTTGTTGTAAGTTTCTGCCCAAAATCTACCCATAAACTCATTAACAACAAGATTTGGTGTACTTGATTGTAATAAATCTTTTTGGATTGTTCTTACATTCCACCATTGATTTACATAAAATGTTTTTACATTTACTTCCTCAAAACCAATATTTAATGCACTTGCAACTGTTGCACTAGCATCACCCAAATTTCCCTCTGCCCATGGATATTGAACTAATGATGTAGTTATTTTTGATTGTACATTTTGTTCATTAATTGCATTAAGTAAATCTGTTACCTCTTGCCCTGTTGCTGTTACAATTCCACTATTTAAAACTGCATTTACTTGTGTTGATTTATTTACACTTGTTGCTTTCCAATTGTTATTTAAAATAACATCACTTATTGTTGCCATTTTTCTTTTCCTTTTTTTTGTTTTATTTTTCTTTATAGTCTATATGCAATAATCCAATTGCTACATTTTTTATATTGAAGTCCATCAAATTACCTGTATTATAACACAAAATTTATTTAAGGTATAAAATCCTGTGCTACTTTTCCGCCACCATTATTATTTGATGCTCCACTTGCTTGTACTTCTATATTAAAAAACATACTTTCATTTGATTTTTTTTCTGCTTCAAACATATTTTTAATCACATCATCAACTGTTGCATCTCTACCATCAACTCTTAATGTTGTACCATCACTATTTTTAAACATTATTTTTCCATCTTCAAAACTTGCTTTTTTTTCTACTTCGCTAATTATATAAGCGTATCCATTTTTCTTTGCATTATATTTTGGTAATGATATTGCAACCTCATTTGCTAATGTCATTTTTAACATTTCTTTTATTGAATGTGCTTTTGTTTCATTTAAAGATTGTGTTAATTGCTCAATTTCACTTTTTAGCTGTGTAATCTCTTTATCTTTTATATCATCACCTGGTCCACTCTTTTTTGTTTTTATTGCTTCAATTGCTTTAATAACATTTTCTGCATCAACACCAAGTTCGCTTGCAACTTTTTTTAATTTGTTTTTTATGTCATCTCTTGTATTTATTGCATCAAGTTTTAATTTTTCCTGTTCAACAATTTTTAAATCTAATTCATTAATTTTTGCTTTTACTGCATCAACTAATTGTTGTGCTTGTGTTTTTTTTGTTTCATCTACTAAACCAAGTAATTCCAATAACTCATTCATTTTTTAACTCCATAAATTTTATTTGATATTTAATCTTTTTTTGATTTCACTATTTGTGTAAAACCTACGCCCTTTTAAATCAACAAAGTTTACTAACTTTATATTTTTTTCTTTAAATAGTCTATATTTTTCAATCCCCATTAACTCCTTTCCTATTGTTTCATTTTCATTCAAAAATGTTTCAAGATTTTTTTCTTTATAAGATTGTATTGATTTACCCTTAAAAACTGCAACAAACATACTTCTACAATTTGGATGCCTAGGTATTTGGTAAGGTAAATCAAATCTTGTTTTGTATTGTTCACCTTTTTCATAATACTTATTGTGTAAACTCATACATATTGCACTTGTACTATTGTCTAATACTGCAATACTTATCCATCCTTTTATTTCTGTTTGTAATTTCTTTTCATTTTTTGCATATCCATATTCTCTTGCACTTTTTGCCTGTGTTCTGTAAAAAGTTTCAATTGATTTTTGATATTTGTTTAATTCATCTTGTATTAACTGTGTTACTTTTTCTTGTTGTTTGATTGCATCTTGTGCTTGCACCATAAATCGTGTTAATTGTTTTTTTGTTGTTATTTTTCTTTGTGCAATCAATTCATTAAATGTAAAACCTGCAAGTATTGTTGTTGCAAAATTAATATTATCTTTTTCATCTGTTATTGTTTCAACTTGACTTTCAACAAATACTTTTAAATCTTCTTTTAAATTTTCATTGATATCTGAATTATCAATAAGTTTTTTTGTTTTTGCTTGTGTATCATTTTTATTTATTGATGCAACAATTGCTAACAATAAAGCTTCAAAATCTTTATGGCTATAATCATTTATTTTTTGATTTTCTGCAAGTAATTCAAGATTTATTATATTGTCAATTTCTGTAATATCTAGCATTTTATCCTACAATATCATTTTCAATTTTTAAATTTTCTTGTGCTATATCAAAATCTTTTGGTAATTTACCTGTTTTTAAAATCTCATAAAATGTTTCTCTGCTCATATTTCCTGCTGATAATGCTTTAAATGCTATTTCTAAATTTACATAAGTTGAATTAAAATCTTTTAACATTTCAAAATAAGCATCATTTGGAATATTTTTATTTTCTAATTCCAACATCCACTTTAAAAGTTTTTCAAATTTTATATCACATTCATTTGCAATATCACTTAAAAAAGATGTGTTTTTTGCTTTCTTTTCCTCTGCATCAATAACTGTTTGGCTATTGTCATTTAATAATAAATTGAATGTTAATTTATCAATTTGGCTTTCTGCATCTTTGATTGTTTGAATTAATTTATCAACTGATAAACCTCTTATCTCTAAATATTCCGCACCCTCTAAATTTTTATCCTTAAATAATAAAGCACTATTTCCATCAAACACAATTTTATCTTCGCTAAATGTTCCCCAAAACATAGGAATTGGATTACCAACTTTTGCCATAACATTTGCAAGGTTACTTTGCATATTAAGATGTACTCTGTTCATTATTGCAATATCAAGTAATTTTGGCACAATTTCAAATTGTGTTAAAACTTTACCTGTGATAATTGAAATAATTGGAATTTCTTTTAAACTGTTGGTCCATTCATCTTGTTTTTTCAGTTCACCATCTTTTCCATCTTTGCTGTACCATATTTCGCCACCACCAATTTTGAATACTATAAATCTTTCTTGTGTTTCAACACCAAATTGTCCGTTTTTAACTTCAATAACTTCTTTAAACACAATTTGTTTTAAAATATTATCCTCTATAAAATAACTGTATAAATCTTTATATTCATATCTTTTTAGAAATGAACGATTTAATACTTTGTTGGTTTCTGCACTTACAAAACATATTCCACTTGTAATTGATTTTTTAATAGTTGTTTTTATAAAGCTGTTAATATCATTTAGTTTTAAATCAATATTCTTTAAATCTAAATCATCAAAATTTGAAATTGTTGGTTGTTGCTTTGTTACAAGTCCTGCAATTCCATCAACCACAGGTGCAAACATATTAACAAATGTAGTTGATGCAACTCTTGTTTTATATCCTGCATCTTTTTCACCGATCCACTTAGGCAAATAGTTTTCATTTAATATTTTAACTGCACCTATGTAAAAATCTTCACAAATTTTTGTTTGTGCTGTAATTTCTTCTAATTTGTTAAATTTTACATTTGGTAAATCTACTGTACTCATTAAATACCTCTTTTTTGTTTTTATAACACTTTCTTAAATTATATCATATCTTTTGCATTAAACTTTTTATGTGTTATCTCATCATAGATGGTTTTTTAATTACCTCAACAATATTTGGCTCTTGATTATCAATAAATACTGCATATCTTACCGCATCCAAACTGTGGTCATTTTCTTTTAATGGCTCATCTAGTGGCTCATTGTTTCTATCTAATTTCCAAACATACAAATCAAGTTCATTAATTATATCAACACTATTTTTTGTTACAAAAATATTAAATGATTGTACTTTGTCAATTCCTGCTGTAACATCTTTTAATGCAGGCAACACATCAAACCCTGCTTTTTCAAAATCTGCTATTCTTGCAGGCTCCGCACTATCCAAATAACCTTTTAATTTTAATATGTGCGGATAATTTGTTTTTAATTTGTGCATAAGTTGTGTATTTGTTAATTGTGTTTCATAAAGTAGTTGATTAATATATAGATTATTTCCATCAATTTTTATTTCAACTGTTGCGGATGGATTATTAAATCCAAAATCCTGCCCCCATCTATGAATTGGTGCATCTTTTGGCATTTCATCAATAACTGTGTATTTATTATAAATAATTCCTTTAAGCACTCCCCATTTTCCTAGTGCATAAACTTGATAATATGTATAATTTGTGTATTTTAATTTTTCTAGTGTAGCAATATATTTATCATCTAAAAATCTATTGTGTTTATAAGTTGTATGCAATACTGTTGCATCTTCATCTTTTGTATCAAAAAATCTTGTTTTTAACCAATGTTTAGATGATATTGGATTAAAACTCAAAATTACTTGTTTATAGTTGTGTATGTGTTTACCTCTCAATCTTAAATCAAGTTGTGTAAAATCATCAAGAGTAAAATCACTAGCCTCTTCCAACCATAAGCCTGTAATATCTTTTATTGATTTTAATTTTTCTTTATTGTCTAATCCTCTAAAAATGATTTTATTTCCATTTACACATGTTATTGTCATTTCACCTGTTTGTGCTGTTGAATAATGGAATAAACTATCAACACCCATTGATTTAATTGCACCAATAATTTCTGCTCTTGCACTCTCTCTAATTGTTGCTTCGACTTTTCTTGCTACTAAAAATTTATGATTACTTTCTGTAAGCATTCTATATACAATCTTTTGTCCAACAAAAACAGATTTACCACTTCCTGCACCACCATACAAAACAAGGTATCTTGATTTATTCATATAGTATGGCACAAACACATCATTTGTTGCTTTTGGTAAATGTGTAAAATCAATAATTATTTGCTTTTGCTTTTTCAACACAATCCTTTACACAGTTTTATTTTTTGTGTAGTTTTTTACACAGTTTTTGTGTAGTTTTATTTTTGTGCATTTTACACAGTTTTTATTGTGTTGTGTATTACACATAATTATTCAAACTCTTTTGGTGGCTTAATTGTAATCACTACATTATCGCCCAAATCAATCTCTTTTTCAAATGCTTTTATACTTGTGTGTTTTCCTATTATTTCTAATGCTTTGCAGGCTTCACGCAAATTTGTTTTGTATACTTCTTTTTTTTCTGCTACACCATTTTTAAACTGTGTTGAAATATGTGCTTTTTCACCTTTTGCAATTTTATATATTTCTATTGCCTCTTTTAAAACCCATTCCGCATTAATTGATAAATTATTCTCTCGAACTGCCTTTAATTCGTTTATTTTTTGCTGTATCTTAGGATTTTTTAGTAACTTGTGTGCCTCTACACCTGCAATTTTGTCATTTTTTGCACTATAACCTGCTTTTGTGTAAGATTGTGTTGCATTAAAATCAATTATATACTCTTGACAAAATAATTCTTGTTTTGGTGTTAATTTATTTGACATTTTACTTATACCTCTTTTGCTTTCTTTTCTATGCTTACATTATAGTCTTTTAATAATAGTTCATCTAAGTATGGCATTATGTTTTGATATAGGTATTGCAATGTATAACTTCTTAACTCATCGCAATTAAATCCATAATATTCCATCCATTGACTTGTTGCGTGACTTAGTTCGTGTACAACTGTACTTTTTAATCCATACACATCTTTGTTTTCATCAACCCCTATTACTATTTCATAATTTATATTATTGTGATTTAAAAATTCTGTGCTTACACCTAAATATTGATATTCACTAAATGTGTTAAATCTTTTTTTGCAAAACTTTTTATATGCTTTTTTTGTGTAGCAAAATGTTATACAAGTACCTGTAAGTTGTAATTGCAATGTTATTGTGTTTTTAATTTCTTTCTTCATTTTGTTGCCTTATGTGTTTCTCTTTGCTTTTTTGTGCATAATGTAGTCTTTTATTTATTTCCCTAGTGCTATCAGTTCCGTTGTGCCTTTTTCCTTTGTGTAGCCATAAAGTTTTTAATATATTAAAATTCATAAGGGTCTAATTCTAAATACTCACTCAAATCATCTAAATCTTTAACCCATCCTGGTATTTCATAAAATTTATTTTTACTTCCATCATTTTGCATCTTTAATTCCTTGTGTTGATATTATTTTATTTATTATTAATGCCCATTCATATCACTAATATCTGCTTCACCATCTTTTATCATTTGCAAAATCTCTTTTGGTGTGCTATTTCTTTCATCATCAAAACTTACATGTGTTTTTTTTAATTCTTTTATTGCCTCTGTTTTAATTTCAACTGGTGCATCACTTAATAAAAATATATTCATTAATTCATTGTATTCGCTTTTTGTTTCTATTGCCTTTATTCTTGCTATTATTTTTTCGTTTAACATTTTCTTTTAACTCCCTTAATTGTTTTTGCGTAAGTCTTTCGACTTGTATTTTTCTTTTATCGTATGTGAAACCATAAAGCGTGCATTCCACAAACAAATCAAGTGCTTTTCCTATTTTTTTAATTGCCATAGTTTAAAACCTCTTGAAAAAACAAATGTGCAATTTCTATACTATCTTTTACAATTTCCATTTGTTCTGTATCTTTTAATCCTAATTTAAAATATTCATCAAATGTTTCTGTTATTTTTTTATTTGATACTGAAATATAATAAATTTTATTTTGGAATTTTTCTCTATATTCCATAAGCATCGTAAGTGAAAAAATTAAATAATTAAAGCTTTTGTCAAATTCTACTTTATCCATTAATTTATTTGCTTTTTCAAGTGTTTTATTTTGTAGCTTCATATTTACTTTTGCAAGTATAAACATTATTTGATTACTTATAAATAATGCTCCTTTCAAATCTTTTCTATTTTCATCTATTTTTTTTATAATTTTATTGTTTAAAACAATTCCTGCTTTTTCTAAAAATAAAATTAGATAAAACATTGAACTTTGAATTATCATTAATTCTTTTTCTTGATTTAATTTTGTTAATTCTTTTTTGTTCAATGTTTTATTTTTCATTTAAAAACTTTTTCCATGTTTATTTTCTCTTGATTTATTATGATTGATTTTCCATTCAATTTGTTTTTCAATGTCAATGTTTAATTCGCCACATAAATCACATAATCTAATAATTACATCCGCAATTTCATCCTCAAATGTGTCTTTTTTCTCTAATCCATAGTTTTGTTTTCTCATAGCCTCTAAAGCTTCACCGCACTCACTCATAACAAGTGCTATTTTTTGTGTAATAAATGCATCCTTTACATCTTGAACATTTTGTTTTGCTTCATCTGCTGTACATGGTAAAAAATTACAATCTAATACAAAATTTGCAATTGCATCTGCTGTGTGCTTACTTTGCCAAAATCCCTTTTCTCTTACAAGTTTATTGTTATCTACACAAAACTTATTTAATCTTCCATCAAACATTTGCATCTTCCTTTTTTGATTTTAATTCATCAACTCTATTTGACAAATAAATGATTATTTGCACCAACTCTGATTTACTTTTATTTTTTAATCTTTTTTTTATTTCTGCTTCACTAAAAATTTTTTCATTTATATTTTCAACTTGCTCTTGTGTTTCATTTTGCATTTTTAAATCCTTGTTTTATTAAATCTTTTTCTGATAAAAGCAATTCAAAACTTATTTGTATTGCTTCACCATTTCTTTGTGTAATGCAAAAATTATCATTTATGTAGCAAATTGCATTATTCCAACCCTCTTTGTAATTATTATCATTTTTATCATCTGCATCTAGCATTAATTTTCTAATATCCACTTTATACCCTAAAATGGAATTTTATCATCATCAATTTCATAATTTGCAGGCTCATAGCTTGCTTGTAGATGCTGTTGTGTTTGTTGTTTTTCATAAATTACTTGTGGCTCTTGTGCAACATAAGTATTTGTAAGATTTGATGGCTCATATTTTTTTATTTCATAGATTGTTCCACCATTTTGTGTTGCTTTTGCTTTTATTGTAGCTTTTATATATCTATCAATAAACATATTTGTGTCAATAATATTTGGTAATTTTAAAGCTTTTGTAAAAACTTTTAATTTCCATAATGAATTTTCAGTTATTACAAATTCATCCATTGCATAATTTCCTGCTCTATCTCTAAAATGAACTTTTATTTGGTCATTTCCATTTGATGTTTTTCCATGCGTTATTTTAACAACCTTTAAAACAAATTCACCCTCTTTTTTTATGTAAATTCTTTCTTCGTTTTCTGCATCAATATTTGATAAATCAATTCTCATTTTTAAAACTCCTCTTTTGCTTTGCTTTCAAATTCTGTTCCCATAAATACTGCAATAAATTTATTGTATATTACTCCATTTTCATCACTTGCCTGTGCAATAATTTTAACCGTTGCTGTTTCTATAATTCCTTTTTCATTTTTTGTTTGTGGCTTATAATGAATTTCAAAAAACTTACAATCATTATAAGAAATTACAGGATTTAGATGCTTATCTGCAATAAAACAATTTTTTTGTGTTAATTCCCATTGCAGGTTGTTTATATTATCTAAAGTAAAATGAAATGGCAATCTCATTTGTATTATTTTATTAATATCTGGATAATCACTTGTTTTTGCACCTTGTTTATTTTTTCCATTTTCATCTTCTACATAATAACCTGTATCAATATTAAATTTTACATTGTTTGCATATAGATAATCTTTTTCAAAAAATAGCCTTTCATCTTTTCCAAGTGTAGCACCCAAACCCTCTAATAATTTTTTATGTATCAATGCTTTTCCATATATATCTTTGAAATTTAATTGTATTGCTTTTCTTGTGTCTGTTGCATAAAATGCACCTGCTCCAACCAATGCAAAATTTAACTCTTGCTTTGGATTTTTATTATCAATAAATGATGTTAAAAGTTTTATATCTGTTTTTGTCATTGCTCTGCTTTCCCTTTTCTAAATTTTATATATTTCACTATTATTATTATCATTAAACAAATTGAAATAATTAATTCCATACTAACACCTTTAAAAACACTTTCGTGTTTTTTTAACAAGTTGCAGGTGGTCGCAGGCGAAACGGCAACCAACACACCAATACGTAACCCAAACATAAAAGTGCCAAAGCGAGGCACGCGACCCCGCAGACACACCACTGTCACGGTTACCGCCCAATATCACCGCTCTATCTTCATAATTTTTGTATTTATCTGAACTCCAAACCCATTGAACACCTGTTGC